TTCATATTTGTTAAAAAATCTATACTAGAGGTGTCAAATTCTTGCTTTAATCTTTTAGCTATTTCACTTTTCTTACTAAATACGCCTAACATATCGTTAAACATAATATCAGCTACATCTCTTTTTATCATTTGAGGTACGTAGTTTTTAATAAAACCGGGAAAACTACCACCTGCAGAAACAAATCTTTCTGCTATTAGTTTTGTTGCCCCATTTATCTCTGGTACTCTACCAGCCTTTACTGAATTATAAAGGTTAACATAGTAGGCTTCTTCAGCGTCCTTGAAAGACATTCCTTTAGTTCTAAAATTATTTATTTCTTTTTTAGTAGGTGTAAAATAACCTGTTTTTATAAACCTACCTAAATACTCTCCTGTTAAAGTATCTTTATAAGTTTGATGTTTTCCAACTCCATAATAATACTTACGTATAGCTTGTTTTTGAGAGCCTCTATATTTTGCTCTTGTTAAATTATTCATTAAAGAAGCTATAGGTGCAGGAAAAAAATCTTTAGGAAATAAAGAAGACTTCGCTTCTTGAGTAACCCAACCTTCAGCTTTCATTGCATCTATAGTTTCTGCTACTGTTTTCTTTTTTAATAAAGAATCTCTATATCTAAATTGTTCACTTGGTGTTAAATAATCTAAAGGTATTTTAGTATCATCGGTTTTAATAGTATCTACTGCATCCCTGCTTTTCTTACCTAAAGATTCATATCTAAATAATTGTTTTTGAGTATCGTCTACATTTAAAGATTTTTCAAGTTCTCTTACTTTACCAGCTCTATATTGTTGTACTTTTTCAATAGGTATTTCTACTTCGTCTGATAACTTATATTGTACTTGAAATTCTTTTTCACTTAATATTTTATTCTCTCCCTTTGAAAAACTAAGAAGTTTTACTTTTTTACTATTTGGTGGACTTATCCTAGTCCATTTATCACCCTTAAAATCAATCCATTCTTCCTTTCTTATTAGTTTTTTAAAAGCATCTGAACCCTCTTGTTCTCCGTAACTTTCAGCTAATTCAGAAGAAAGTTTTTCCCTTCTATTTTCAGGTCTTCTACTTTTTTCCCAGAACTGCTTTAGTTTACCCGGAGTTTGTATTGCTCCACCTACTGCTTTTAAACCTACAATCATACCTGCAGAGTT